ATGAATAGTAAGGTGGCACAGATGCAACCACCTCTATTAATGACGTTAGAGAAACATATTTATGAACATCTCGGTATGAAAGCTATGACTATGGCGCAACAACAGATGCAGCAAGCAGGACAACAAGTAGACCCTGCTCAGCAAGAACAAATGGTTGCCCAGATACAAGCACAATTAATTGGTGAGTATCAAAAAACGCAGCCACCTGCACAAGAGCAAGATCCACTTGTCCGCATAAAAGAGCAAGAGTTGCAGTTGCGTCAACAAGAAATGATAGCTGACCAACAAAACGATCAACAAAAACTGGCGTTAGACCAACAACGTGCTCAACAAAACTTCCAGTTAGGGCGTGAACGTATAGATAGCACAGAAGATATAGCCCAGATGCGAGCTCGTATTGCTCTGCAGAAACAAAATCAAGCAAGGGGGTAATATGGCTAAAAAGAAAACTAAATCTAAAAAAGGAGAATCGATTGATATCGCAATTATTTTCGGTGTTCCAAGCATGGGTAGAGAAACTAAAAAGAATAATCGCCAAAAGTTATCTCATGGTGGTGAGCCTTACTTTATGGGGAACGCCTATCCTTCCCCCAATACTGATAGGATTAGTCGTGGTGGCGGTGCTGCGTATTCTGGGGTAAAATTTAGAGGAGTCAAATAAATGGATAAAAGATTAAAGCAACTTATAGAGTTAGCTGAAGAGGGTGATGAAAACGCTGCTGATGATATTGCAAGAGAGTTTCCTAAACAATACGAAAAAATATTTGGTATTCCTATGCCTAAATTGGTTAAGAAATTTGATGGTGGCATAATTGAAAAAGAAGTTATGGCTCCTGCAAAAACAAAATCAAAACCCCAAGGAGTAGGTATTGCTAAAAAGGGGTTTGGCAGAGCTTACATCCAATGACAGAGTTTGAAAAAGCAGATACTAATGGTAACGGAGTTATCGAAAAAGCTGAATGGAACAAACTAGCTTTGGAAGACCGTAGGTTAGAGATGGTTGATCGTGATTTAAAACGTAATGCTGAACGTAGATTTACGGCTTTTGCATTAGCAGGAATGTTAATTTATCCGTTTATTATACTGCTTGCTTCTGTTTTAGGTTTTGATAAAGCAGCTACATTGATCACCGATATTGCAAGTGTTTATGTGATTGCTGCTTCAGGTGTTGTGGCTGCATTTATGGGATTCAATGCTTACTCTGCAAAGGCTGATAAAAAAGCGTCTAGTATAAAAATGGAGGAATAAGATGGCAACATTAACTAACTCAAAAAAGAGAAGTGTCAGAAAAGTTATAAAGGGTTTGAACAAAGCTTCTAAATTACATGCAGGTCAGGCAAAAAAACTTAAGAAAGTTTTGAAAAATAGCAGATCAAATGGAAAATGATGTTATCATTGAGCAACAAGCTTCCACAATAGGCACTAAGACGATAAATATTGGAACAGGTGGCTCTAGTGATGTAGAGGCAGGAATTGAGTTTATTTATCATATGCGTGAACATTTGTTAGATATTGGCGTAGCTACTGTTTACGGTCTTACTGTGTTTGCTTTGGTTTTGTGGTTGAAAAAGAAACTCTCTTAAGGAAATAAAAGTGGCAAACATTTACACCCCTAAAAATGATGAAGAAATTTTAACTCCTTTTAGTCCTGTTATGGGGTACAAAAAAATGTCTGATGCGTTTGTGCAAAAATGTAATGACGCAGTAAACGATGAAATGGAAGATTGGTCGGACAACCTTGTAGGCAAGGTTAGCCAAGAGTTAAAATTTACTGACGAGCTTAACCAAGCATGGTCTGAAGAGTTTGGGCAGTTTTTGATGAAATATCAAAGTCATGCAGAGTTGTATACTTCCATGGGTAAACGCAACATAACGCCTGATGTATTTGATTATAGATTAGAAATCACAAGTGGTTGGTTTGTTCGTCAGTTTGAAAATGAATATAACCCCATACATACTCACCAAGGGTCATTACTTTCTTGCGTTGGTTACTTACAATTACCTGACGGAATAGAAAAAGAGTGGGAAGAAGATTACAAAGATCATCACCCTAGTCATGGTCATATACAATTTATTCATGGGCAAGCAGCAAACCATGAAGGCTCTAATTTTTTGATGAAACCAACAGTAGGTGACTTTCTTGTTTTCCCTGCACATCTGCACCATTGTGTTTACCCTTTTAAGACTATTGGCGAAAGAAGGTCTTTTAGTGTAAACTTCACTATAGCTGCGTCACCAAAGGAGAAAACAAATGAGCTTGCTTAATAACCTTATAGGTCCTGTTACTGGAATATTAGATAAAGTTATAGAAGATAAAGATCAAAAAGCTAAGTTGGCACATGAGTTGGCAACAATGGCTGATAATCATGCCCAACAAGCTTTGCTTGCACAGTTAGAGATAAACAAAGCAGAAGCTGCATCAGGTAGTTTGTTTAAGGGGGGTTGGCGACCTTTTGTAGGATGGACATGCGGTGTTGCTTTATTGTATCATTTTATTTTAACTCCGTTGATTTTGTTTGGAGTAGGTCTTTCAGGAGCTACCATACCGCCTTTACCTGAATTTGATATGAGCAGTTTGATGACTATACTGATGGGTATGCTTGGTTTAGGTGGATTACGAACTTACGAGAAACAGAAAGGATTAACAAAGTGAAACAAAATTTTGACAAATGTTTGACTATGCTTTTAAAACATGAGGGGGGATTTGTTGATCACCCTAAAGATCCTGGAGGCATGACAAATTTAGGAGTTACTAAAGCTGTTTATGATAAATGGATTGGTAGAGAATCGACCGAAGAAGAGATGCGTGGTTTAACCCAAGATGATGTAGCTCCCATTTACAAAAAGAATTACTGGGATAAATGTAAATGTGATGAGTTGCCTAGTGGTGCAGATTGGTCTGTGTTTGATTGGGCAGTTAACTCTGGGACAGGCAGAGCCGCTAAAGCAATGCAAAAAATAGTCGGGGCAAAACAAGACGGTGCTATTGGTCCGAAAACTTTGCAACTAATTGCAAACGAAGACCCTGAGTTTTTAGTAGAAAAAATGTATGACCAAAGACAAAGTTTTTATGAAAAGTTATCTACTTTTGAAACTTTTGGTCGTGGTTGGACTAGAAGAAATAAAGAAACAAAAGAAACAGCATTCGAGTTAATTCATGAATGAGCTTTACATTTATGAAAAGATGCTTAAAAATGTTCGTGATCGGCAAAGTTTGTTAAAAGAGGCTATATGTGTTGGTCCTGTAGCAGACTTTACCGCATTTAAAGAACTACGAGCTCGTCTAGATGAGCTTGCCCAAACTGAACAGGATTTAAAAGACCTGCTAGAGAAAGTAAATGAAAATGACTAAAACACTATATGTGCCTGACTATATTGCTAATAAAAAGAAAAAAGAAAAAGGCGAGCTTGAAAAAGCGTATGTATCTGCAGAAGACAGATACTTAGAACCTTCAAAACTTACCGAAAGTGCTTTAGATAAATTACCTCAACCGACAGGTTGGCGTCTTTTGATATTGCCGTATCAAGGTAAGAAACAAACAATGGGCGGTATAATTGTTCCTGATGAAGTCAGAGAACGTGAAGCCGTTGCCACTGTATGTGGCTATGTATTGAGAGTTGGTCCATTAGCGTACCAAGACTCTAGTAAATTTGGCGAGGATACCCCTCCTTGGTGTAAAGAAAAGGATTGGGTATTGTTCGGCAGATATGCGGGAAGTAGATTCAAAATCGAGGGTGGAGAAGTCCGCATTCTTAATGATGATGAGATAATAGCTCGCATTAATAACCCTGATGATATATTACACCTTTAATTACATGGAGTAACCATGCCACAAGCAGCACAAAAACAAGACCAAGAGGTCGAAGAAAAAGAAACTGACGAAGTTGAAGTTGAGGTTCTTGAAACTGAAGAGCAAGAAAAACCCGAAGTTGAAGTTGAAACTGAAAAACAATCAAAACCAGAACAGTCTGGTGATGAACTAGAGCAATATAGCGAAGGTGTTAAAAAACGAATTAGTAAGCTTACCGCTAAGATGCGTGAAGCTGAACGTAGAGAACAGGCAGCTTTACAATATGCTCAGGCAGCTAAAAAAGAGCTCGAAGAAAACCAAAAGAAAAACCTTTCTTTAGATAACTCTTATGTTAACGAATTTGAAAACAGAATAAAGCTACAAGATCAACTTTACAGAAATACTTTGAAAGAAGCTATTGATAGAGGTGATATTGATGCTCAAGTAGAAGCTCAAAGGCAACTTGCTAATGTAGCGTCGCAAAATGATAAACTTGCGATGGTAAAACGACAGCAAGAGCAAAGAGCTAAACAGCCTGTTCCTGTTGCACAACCGATGCAACAACAGCCTCAACAACCTGCACCACCTGATCCCAAAGCAGCAGCGTGGGCAGAAAAAAATGATTGGTTTGGCACAGATGAGCCTATGACCTTAACTGCTTTTTCTATCCACAAAACTTTAGTGGAAAGTGAAGGTTGGGATCCACACAGTGATGAGTATTATGCTGAGGTTGATAAACGAATTAGACAAGAGTTTCCCCATAAATTTGGTGGTGCAACTCGGCAAAGTGGTCCAGTTGTGGCTTCTGCCAGTCGTGGTGGACAGAAAAAAGGCAAACAAAAGATACAATTAACAAAATCAGAGGTTGCAATCGCTGACAAACTTGGTGTATCTTATGAACAGTATGCGAGACAAAAAGCTCGTATGCAGAATACGTGAGGATAAAATTATGAATGATAGAAGCCCACGCTCATCCCAAACTAGGGAAAAAACCGTCCGCAGTAAACCGTGGACACCACCGTCACAATTAGACGCTCCACCCCCTCCAGAGGGATACGTTCATCGTTGGGTCCGTGAATCAGTCATGGGATTTGATGATAAGAAAAACCTTTCTGCTCGGCTTCGCGAAGGCTTTGAATTAGTTCGTGCTGATGAGTATCCTGACTTTGAAGCTCCTACCGTCCAAGATGGTAAACACGCAGGTGTTATAGGAGTAGGCGGTCTAGTACTCGCAAGAATACCTCAAGAAACAGTAAGTCAACGAAAAGATTACTTCCAAGGTCAAACTAGAGATCAAATGGATGCAGTTGACAACGATCTCATGAGGGAACAACATCCATCTATGCCTATTAGCAAACCTGATAGGCAATCTCGTGTAACCTTCGGAGGAGATAAATCCTCTGAGTAATTTTTAGGAGACTAATCCATGGCGAATACAGATTCACCTTTTGGGTTGAGACCTCATAACAAATTAGGGTCTACACCGAACGGAAATGGTTTAACGGCTTATAAAGTGCAAATTCCAGGAGTTGCAGGTTCATCTAGCTCTATTTTTCAAGGCGATATGGTGATTCCTCTGACTAATGGACTTGTAGACGTAAGTGCAGCAGACGGTGGTTCGGTAGCGATTCTTGGTGTTATGGCAGGTTGTCAATATACTGATCTAAACGGCAAACCCGTTTTTGATAATAACTATCCTGGAACAAGCTCATTAAAATCAGGCACAGAAGCTACTGTGTTTGTTTATGATGACCCATTTCAGGTTTATGAAGTCCAATGCGATGCTTCGTTAACAAACTTAGCAACAGCTACAGCGTTGATCCACTCAAATGCCGAAGGCACAGGATTTGGTTCAGAAAACGCAAATGGTATCTCATCAGGTGAAATATCAGTAGCTAGCGCAGGTGCTACAACAGCTACTGACAATTTTAGGATTGTTGGTTTCAAAGATGTTGAGGGCATTGACTACGCTTCCGCAGGGGTTGTAGCTTTAGTTAAACTAAATCTACCATTCCATACTGCCACAACTGGTCTATAAGGAGATAAGATATGGCTATAGCAAGATCCCAACTCCTAAAAGAATTAGAGCCTGGACTTAACGCTCTATTTGGACTGGAGTATGATCGGTATGATAATCAACATGCCGAGATTTACGAAACAGAATCTTCAGACAGAGCGTTTGAAGAGGAAGTAATGTTAAGTGGCTTCGGTTCTGCTCCTGTTAAAGGGGAAGGTTCCGCAGTTTCATTTGACATAGCAAATGAGTCATTTACGGCTCGATATACACATGAGACAATAGCTCTTGCGTTTGCGATTACAGAGGAAGCTGTAGAGGATAACCTTTACGACAGACTCAGTTCTCGTTATACTCGTGCTTTGGCTCGGTCTATGTCAAACACTAAACAGGTCAAGGCTGCTGCGGTATTAAACAATGCGTTTGATAGCACAGTTACTTATGGCGACGGTAAAGAACTTTGTGCGACTGATCACCCCACTAGTGGTGGTGGTACTTTCCGTAACGAGTTGTCTACTGCTGCTGACCTAAACGAAACATCTTTAGAGCAGTCGTTAATCGACATTGCTGCTTTTATTGATGAGCGTGGACTTAAAATTGCTCTGCAAGGACGTAAACTAATTATTCCATCTGCACTTCAGTTCGTAGCTGAACGTTTGATGGCTAGTAACCTTCGTCCTGGAACAGCAGACAATGATGTCAATGCACTTCGTAACATGGGAATGTTGCCAGAAGGTTATGTGGTGAATAACTTCTTAACCGATACTGACGCATTTTTCATTAAAACAGATGCACCTAATGGATTTAAACATTTTGAGCGTAGTGCTGTCAAAACTTCTATGGAAGGCGATTTTGATACAGGCAACGTGCGATACAAAGCTCGTGAGCGTTACAGCTTTGGTGTTTCAGATCCACGATGTGTGTTTGGCTCTCCAGGAGCATAAACAATGTGAGGAGGGCAAATCTGCCCTCCTTTTTTAATCTTACTGACAGCATTTGCTGACACTAGCCACGACAGGAGATTTTTAAATGGCTGTACATTTTACTGGACCAATCCTTTTTGCAGGTAAGGATGGACAAAGACAATGGTTT